GCTGGCCGCGAGCTGGCTGGAGTAGCCGCTGGCCGCGAGCTTGCTGTAGTCGCCGCTGGCCGCGAGCTGGCTGGAGTAGCCGCTGGCCGCGAGCTTGCTGTAGTAGCCGCTGGCCGCGAGCTTGCTGTAGTCGCCGCTGGCCGCGAGCTTGCTGTAGTCGCCGCTGGCCGCGAGCTGGCTGGAGTCGCCGCTGGCCGCGAGCTTGCTGTAGTCGCCGCTGGCCGCTTCGACGCCTTCGGACGCCTCGGAGATCGCCTTCGCAATGGCTGTCTTGTCAGCGCCGCCGATGGCAACGCTCTGGCCGACAATGCCGGCAGTATCAAGCTCAGCGAAAACATGCTCCAGAAGCCACTCGGCATTGGAGTATTGATTCTCGTCGCGAGCCTTGGTGTAAACCTCGGCGAACTCGCCGCCTTGCGGGAAAGCCCTGGCAAAAGCAATTTTGCCTTCGGTACATGCGCCCCAGTCCGTCAGACGGGCCATGGTGATCGTGAGATTTTGTTTGGTCATGTGGGTTCTCGTGGTGGTTGATTGTTAGCGCGGGACACGCACAAGGTTTCCGAAGTCGTCGCAGACCGCATACCAGTCCATTGACGCATCGCAAACGATGTTTCCGGTGTGATCGGTGTACGTGCACCCCATGATGCAGTACCAGAATCGGCGATCCGTGGCGCGCGAGGCATTGGCTTGGCACCCCTGGCCGGCGAGCCATTCCGTATTCACGGCCTCACCTCGCCCATGATCTTCGCGCGAAGCGCCTCGTAATCGCGCCCGAGCTGGCCGCCGCGTGCGGCCTTGTGCAGCTCGTAGAACGAGAAGAAGCGATCCGCGATCTCCAGCAGGGCCTCACTGTTCGCTGCCAGCGATGCACGCTTCTCGGCCGCGAGGCGACCGCGACGAGACGCGGGCTCGGCGACGGTATAAAGCACGGTTCCGACAGGCGGGCATGACTCGTGCCACCGGACGACAGTCCAGCCCCCGGTATCACCCTCGCCGATTACAACCTCGCCGACAGGATCGACCCCGGCAAGCGCCATCGACGCCTCACGATGATTTGCGTGTGCAGTCGCGGCGGCGATTAGCTTAGCTCGGTCGGCGCTGGGCGCGATGGCCTGGGCCTCGGAGATTACAGCGCGCCACAGCCGCAGGGATTCGTTTTCACTCATGATGCTGTCTCGTGGTTGATGGTCAGGCGGCGAATCGCGCGTGTGCGAGTCCGTCCAGGTAATCGTCCGCACGCTCCAGGGCCTCGGGTTTCGGCAGCCCCGCACGCGAGGCTGATCGGCTGGAATCAGAGCGAAACGCCGGCGTAGTGCGCGAACTGCTCGCCGTCCACGTCCACCATGCCGACGAATTTGGCGCCACTGCCACACTTCCAGCACCCGGCGACCTTTCCAAAGGCGCATTCGTGGCAGCCTCGCGGTTGCGCCAACTTGTGGCGGCGATGCGCACTCATCATGTCAGCGCAGGCTGGGTAGTGACGCGACGAAGGGTTGCTGCAAAGTCCGCGACCAAGCTGATTAAGAAACGATGTTTTGCCGTCCTGTTGAACCATGACGCGACCATTGCTGAAAAGGACAATGGAGAGGCCATTCGATTCGATTTCCTGGGTGACGGTGAGTTGTTTGGTCATGGTGTTTTCCGTTGCGTTGCGTGATTCGATACCGAAGTATCCCAAAAGGGACACGATCACGCAAGCGACTTTACATTAAAACGGAAGAACCTCGTCCTCCTCGCAGGTCTGCCTCGCGGGAGCGCGCTTCTCGTATCGCTTCATCGCGCGGTCTTTTCCGGCCTGTATGTTCTCGGTCTGCGTCCGTGGAAAGACGTGATCCGGGTTCCGGCAGCCTGGGTTCTCGCACTCGTGATCCAATTGGAGCCCGCTCGCTCGAACCTCGCAGTAGAACAACCACAGATCATCCATCGTTGCCGCGCCCGTCTCCTTCACGATCCAGGCCGCTACGTGGGCCGTCATGAATACCCTAGCGTAGTTCAGGCCGGGTATCCAGGCGGCTATGCGCTCATAGCCTCCACGGCATCGCTGAACGCCTGTCTCAAGGCATGGGCCTGGCGCATCGTGCTCGCACCATGAGCGCGTTTCCTGGACTCCGTGGCGCAGGCGATCCGCCGGATTGGGTCGCCTCACTCGCTACCCCCCCCCGATCACGCGCTGTACAGCGGGGTATCCCCATCGCCGCCTCCAGGCGTGACAAACGCGGCGTGGCCGGCCTTAAGCTTTTCCAGCTCGCTCGCCGAAATCCATGCGGTCGCCCTCGCTTCGGCTACCTGCTGCGCGGTGGCGGGAGGCGACAGCCAAACGTCACGAATAACAAATCGGTCTTTGAGCGTAGATGGATCGGGTTCCGAACCGGGGCCATAGAACATCACTGGCTCAAGGCCATCGTCGTCTTGGCGGAACAGCACCTTTGCGGCTGGCGCCACTGATACCTGCTGCTCTGCGCGTCGCGCGAAATCAACCATGGCCTGCGCGTTCTCGAAACTGCCAGGGGCTGACACCCGCTGCGCGGCCTGAGGTGCTGAGGGCTGAGGTGTGGTGAGGGCGGCACAAATCGCATCCTCGTGATCGGCGGCGGCTCGTTGGACACGCTCGGTCAAGTCGTCATCGCCGAAGTTTGAAAGGACGCCGCGCCCCAGCAGTTCGGACAGCAGGGAGCCCATTCCTGCCGCGCGTTGGGCGGTGTTGTTAGAAGCCATCGAACTCTCCCATCGCCTCGAACTCGGCGCGCCTCATGGTTGCAATTGAGACGCTGTACGTCTCCGGCTCGTCGCCGACGATGTCGATCAAGTCGCCCAGACTGGGCGCGAGCATCGTCAGAATTCCGCCGCCGTCCGTCGTGACGTGAGCAACCGTCAGCAGATCGTCGGCCTGCGCCTCGCTCTCCGCTACTACTACCGGAGCGATTTCGATGGGCTCTTCGTCCTGAGGGTTTTCAGGATTGCTTCCCGGGCAGAACTTCGGATCGAAGCCCGCGAACGGAAACCGCGCTACTGCTACCGGAGCCGCAGGGGAGCAAGCCGGGCAATCCTTGACGCACCGGATGGGCTCGGAATACTCGGCGCCACCCTCGGAATGAGTCAGCATGCCGTCGTCCACCACGCCGGTATCGCCACATCGCTGACACGCCACCTCCTTCGTCGCCTCGACTGCGACGACTTCGGCAGGCCAGCCATCCTTGCGCCACATCGCAACGGCTCTCGCGGGGACGTGCCAGCCATTCACCGTGAAGCCGATCCCGAAGTCGTCGCGGTCAGCATGAGCCTTCACATGCTCGGCGCCGAGTTCCTTGCTGCTCTTCGGCATATCCAGTCGATAGGTTGGAATCTCGGCGGTCGTCGCCTCGGCCGCATGGCGCGAAGCTCGGTCGGCGAGCAGGTAGGCGTGCATCTGGTCGGCGGTGAAGTACGGCTCGTTCGCGTTGTCTAGGAACGCGTCGTACTTCCCGGGGTGCTCGGCTCTCCACGTCCAGACGTGAGCGCAGGCTGGAGGCAGCGGCGGCAGGTTTACGGGCGGAAGTTGGGTTGCCATGTCAGTAGCTTTCGTCTTCGTGCATGTCGCACTGGGTGAGTCCACCGTCCGCGAGAGGATCAGCCTTCGGGGCCTCAAAGGGCTTGCCGCAGAACGGGCAGTGACTGAAGACCATCAGGCCCTTGACGACCTTGCGGCGCACGCCACCGGCCTTCGTGGGAACGTTCGTTTCGATCGCATAGGACGAGCCGTAGACGACGCCCCCGGTGGTGAAGTTGATCGCGCCGCCGGCGATAGACGCCTCGGTAACGATGACCTCCGGGTGATCGGCTTGGTACTGCGAAGCGATCTTCTTCTCGATGTCTCGGTGACAGGTGCATGGCATGTCAGTTGTCCTTGGTGAGTGCGTCGGCTCGTGCAGCGTCGATGGCTTCTCGCGCGGAAAGCTTTCGCTGGTCGTGGTCTTCCAGCGCGATCCGGTTATGGTTCTCGTTCAGCCACCATCCGTAGATAGTCCCGTTGCGCTCGTTCTTGCGGGCGTTGCGCGTGTCGAGGTAGTCCAGCCTCTCCGCATCCTTCACCAGCTCGTCCCGCTCTGCCAGAAGGGCGCGGAGGTTGTCAGGAGAGCAGATCGCGATGAATGCTGCGTTTGACATCTGCTCTGTCAGCCACGAGTCGCGCACGGTCACTCTGGCTATCGTCATGGATGCGGCGCCGGGTTCCAGACTTGAGTGCGTCACGTCCACCTTGTCCTGAAACCTAGGTGTGACAAACCACGGCCCATCCGTCGGCCCCTTCTCCAGCGCTTCCCTGATCCGCTCTGCGGCTTGTTGGGCTTCAATCATGGCGATAGTTCCAGCCCTGAGTGTCATGACGCTCGCGCCTGGGCGCGTCGGCGTCCAGCAGGGAATCGTCAGGGTGATAGGTCATGCGCTCGGTGACGGCGCGGATTCTTCGCAGGCGATCAGCGTTGTCCGCTGGGCTGATCGGGTCGGCGCGATGGGGGAGTTTGATGGCGTCGCTCATTGTTCGAGCACCACGGGTTGCAGCGCCTCTTCGACGGCCTCAACCGGCATGCAGAGTTCACGGGCGACCGCTTCCAAGGCGGCCTCGCGCGTTGAATAGAGTTCAAGTGCCGTACGATAGGCTGCCTGGACGCCGATTCGGCTAACGATGTTGATCATGGGGTTGTTGGTTGTGTATCGGAACACCGATAGTATCCCCAAAGAGACTATCGCGCAACTACATTGAAAAGATAGATGCTCCGCGCGCGTGCTCGGCCCATCGTTCATTTCTTCTGACCTTGCAGACGGTGGACTTCCCGAGTCCATACCGCGCCGCAAGGACGGATGCGCGCTCCTCGCTGGATCGGATCGCGCGGGCGATATCCATGTCCATCTTGTTGTTTGAGCGCCGCCTGGCGGCGGCTGTGCAGGCGGCCTTGTGTGAGGGTGGCAAGCCACCCATTCGGCGATGATGAGCCTTCAGGAGTTCGGTCGTCGTCATCTGGCTCATGTGCTCAGCGTTGAGGCATAGGCGCTCGCCGCATTTCATGCCTATGCGCCGGCCGGCCACAATCTCCCCGCGCGCCAGCTCAAACACGACACGGCGCGCGGAAAGCGGCTTCTTGCCAACCCAAAGCCTGGGCTGACCGCCCTCATAGACAAGGCCGCCAGTCCATAGCAGGCACTCGCCGTAGGGTTCGCACTTCGCCAGGATGTCGTCCAGTGAAGGCATCAGGCCTCCAGCGCCGGCAGCGGCTCAGCCGGGTACTTCTTGAAGATCATCGGCTTGATGTTCGTTCCGAAAAACGTCCCGATGGACTCGGCGCCGATGAACTTCGCGTGCATGTCGGGCGATACGTCGGCGTAGTGATAGACGGGAACGGGAGTTTCTCCCGTAGCCTTGCCCTTGAACTGGACGGCGAGAATGCGCAATTCGGGAGAGTAGCCGATGGCGGCGACTTGGTTCGACTTGACGCGAGCGAGCGGGATCGGCGGGCGCGAAGTCGTCTCGAACGGTTGCGGCGGGGCGTAGGTCTTTGCCATGTCAGGCCTCCTCGACCGTCTTCGGGTCGGTCGTGAACTTCACCTCCAGTCCGCTGCCGTAGCTCTTGGCGGTCACGTCGATGATGCGAAGGCCGGGCGTCTTGAAGGCGTCCGACAAGTGTTCGGCGAGTAGGTTCGTGACCGTCGCCATGTTGAGTTCGATGGAGTTGTTTCCGGGAAAGTCCATGATGATTTCTCAGTGATCGGCGCCAGCCGGGCGCCACGGCGTCTAGAACGGAATAGGCGTGGCGCCGAGAACGTGTGCGGCCAGCTTGCGCTTGATTGCCTCGAATTGCGTCGGCGTCCAGAACTTCGCAGTTTTCTCGGTGCGACTGAACGGGACGCCCAGCGTCTCGGTCACGAATTCTGCGTCAAGGCGAAAGCCGAACGCTTCGGCCATCTTGCCGAGGTTGATCCATGCGTGTTCGGGCTGGCTTTCGGAGACGACGGTATCCTGGATGCGATCCACGATGCGATTGAAGTGGCGCACGGTGTCGGCGCGACTCACGCCCTCGAATGCCTCCAGGCTGGACGACACGATGGACTCAGCGACAGCAGAAGAGACGGGCGCTCCGACCTGACCCAGCTTGTGAGGATCGGACTCTGCCTGTTCGCGCTCGGTTCGAGCGGCTTCGTCCTGGTTGCGCCGTTCGGCTGCGGCGACATCATCGGCGCGCTTCGTCTCGGCGGCGGCTTCGCGGGCGCGCGCCTCTTGAGCTTCTCGTTCCTGGCGCAGAATCTCGGCAGCATGGGCGCGCGCAGTCGCTTCGGCTTTCGCTTGCTCCTCCGCTCGAATCCGAGCTGTCTCCGCATCACGCTTCGCTTGCTCGGCCGTTTTGTGCTGAGCGATACGGCCGGCGATGATGGCCTCGACTGCTTCGGAGTCCTTCAGGATCAGCGTAGCCGCGTCGTTCAATAGGAACGAGAAATCGGGATTGGCATCGATTAGGCGCAGGTTGCGCGCCATTGCTTGAGCCTTGTTCGTTGCCTCGATCTTTGCGCGCGCCAGCTCGACGCCCGCCGCATCGGTGGCCGTCTGAACAGAACGCTTGCCTTTCATGGCCGCACCAAAATCAGCCGAAATCATCGGCAGCTTGAATGGAGCAAGGCCGGCATTGAGTTCGACAATGTGGGAATGCAGCATGGCCGCATGCTCCGAGACAATTTCGGTTTTCACCTCGGTCTTGCGGCGCGTCACCAGTTTGTCCAGTTCGAGGCGCACTTGGCGAAACTCCTCCGCCACGGAGTCCACAGTCGCGAAGAATGCGGCAATGTCGGCCGTCTGAGAGAGTGCATGCTGTTTGGCGGTCGCGAGCCAGTTCTCTGCCTTCTCGCAGCCCTTGACGGCAGCCTCTGCATCGGCGAAGTCCTGATCCGTTTTCAGGCTTCGATTGATGCTGGCGATAATCCCGCGCGCACCCTCGACCCATGCCGTCAGGTTGGAGTCCGTAATCTTGCCTTCGACCATGACGCGCAAAGCTGGCAATGCGTCCATCGTGCGCCCCGTCAGCTTCGGCGCAGCGGGCGGCGGCGGAACGTAGGTCGCCAAGTCCTTCTCGAATTGCGCCCATCCATCGCGTAGGCGTTTGAACCACTCCGCGTCCGGCTTGACCCACAGGAACAGGGTATTTTCCCTGGTGCCATCCGACACGGTGAACAACAGGCGATCCGCGCCCGTGATCATCAGGGATTGCTGACACTGAGGCTGGTGATGCTCAGGCAGGACTCCGGCCGCGATGGACTCAGCCAGTGGCGCACTCCACTGTTTGTTTTCCCACACGACAGTTTCCGTCATGTTCATGCCATCGGTGGAAACCCAAAGGCGGCCTTCTTTGGCGCTGACGGGGTATAACTCCTCGCCGAGGTAGTCCTCAACAATGGGTCGAGCCAAGGCTTCGACCTCATGACCGTAGTCGAGAACGTTTGCCTGAAACCAGTCCCCGTATTCCTTGGCGATGCCGGTGGCCTTGCGGTGAAGAAGTTCCGACCTCGTGACATAGGGAGAAAGGCCAAGCATTGCGCTTGCCTCACTGGCTCCGAAGTAGGACTTGCGAGCAGTCAGCCACTCGGGCGTTCCCGGGGAAAGATCGAGTGTTTCCATGATGCTTCGTGGTTTGTGGTTTGTGGTTTTTCAGTATCGCCGTAATGATGCTATCACGCAAGCGATAGTTACTCGACCTCAGGCTCTGAGGCGCCCCTGCGCGCCTGGCGTATTTCCATGTAGCGGGCATAGGCGGCGCTCTTCGGCTGCACCAAGCCAAGCCCCTTGCACCAATGATCGTTGCGGAGAAGCACTTTGCAAAGGCGTCGATAGCTCGGCGCCCATTGCTTGTCCTCCAGAACCTTGGGGGCTTCATCGGGGATGCCATCAACGTACCCGCGCCCCTTCCAGCCGGCGATGAAGACGCGAAAGCGAGCTATATAGTGATCGCGCGTTTTCTTTGGCAGGGATGCCAAAAGCAGGTTGCAAAAA